TATTCCTTTTATTTTGACGTCTTTTTTAGCGTCAATTAATTCACCCTCATAATATTCAAGTGCATCAGGAATATTGCTCAAGTCTTGAACTATTTTATTATACCAAGTCATATATCACCAGTCGTCTTCGTCATCAAATTGCTGAATATGATTTAATTGTTCCAATGCTTGAGCAGTAGTATCTCCATTTAAATAATTGACAATTTGTTCCGCGGCTGATGATAATTCTTTTTTTGGTATATATGCTTTAAGTATGTCCCAAATATCTATTAGAACAGTATCTTCCACAAATAACCCTCAGTTTTAGAGTTATTTATGTCAATCAGCCGTTTCTTCCTCTTGTGTTGATACGTTAAAATTACGGGCAACGAGATCTTCCATTACTAAATCTAACTTCTCACCAACCCAACCTTTCCTAAATTCCAAAATCTCTGTTCCATCTTTACAAGTATACTTTAACCTATTGCCTTGCTTTGTTACCCAACTTTGTTTTTCAAACATATCAAGCAAACCACTATATGGGTCCATGCCTTGCTCATAAGGTATTTTAACATGAACACCTTCAAATGGTTTTGCGTATCGTGTTTTCATTACTTTTGCGGCGGCACGAATGCCATTAACTTCAGAAGTTTTATTACCTTCAGCATCTTCTTTTAGTTTAAGTTTTCTTAATGCAATTACTATAGAACTTGCATATATAAAGCCTTGCCCACCACTAATCTTGTCATCTGGGTCAAACATATCTTGTGATGCGTATGTATGATTTGTTGCTACAAGTCCAACATTATACCCACCAAACATGTTTACACAATTACGAACTAATGCTGTTAATGCTTTAGGTTTACGACCTAAATCACCTTTCATATCACCTTTATCAAACTGATCTACATCAGTTGGAGTAAGTAGCATACCTAAAGAGTCAATAACAAATAACATTTTTGGTCGTTCCTCTTCTGGCATTACTTTGTAATCTTTCATAAACGTGCTAATAGTTTTAGCAACATCATCAATCATACTCATGCTTAATCGCATAAGTTTATCTTCATCAGTGCTAACATCCAAACGCTCTAACCATTCTTTATCGAGAGCATTTTCACTATCTATTAACACTACAAAAATATCTTGCGCTTGTGCGGCTTTAACAATATTACCTGCCGCGATATATGACTTACCAGATCCTGATTCTCCAGCAAGTACAGTAACTCTGCCAAGTGGAACTCCTTTATGAAAGTCTCCGCTCACAAGATAGTTCAAACAATAATTGCCTGTAGATATCCAATCTGTTGGATCATTAAAACCTACAGACAATCCGTCTATAGATTTTGTAATATCTCGTCTAAATTTGCTTACATCAAATGGTTTTACCATGCTAATTCCTTATTAAACATTACAAATGTAATGTGAGCCAAAATCATTTGGCCAACAATCATAGTAATAAATTCTGGTGTCATTATATTCATTTAGATTTTCCTTAATTTTATCCATCAGTTACTATTATACAATCTGAATTAACTTCTGTCAATTCTTTTAACTTACTTACTACAGTTTCATATCCATATATAAACATCATTGGTTCATAAAAAAACACATTACTACACCAAACAATACTATCTGATTTAAACCTAGGGGTATCAAATAGATCAATTAACTCAAATTTTACATCTATATTATGCCATTTAGGCCAATTATCTTTAATAAATTCTGAAGGATTCCAAGTTCCTATACATTTATTAATATCTATTTCTGCTGGGAGTTCATTTGGAAGTTCTTCATAACTATGTAATAATTTAGCAAAATTTAACTGATGTTGGTTACGATCAAATATAGTAATAGACTCATAATCATGCTGTATAACATGTTTTATAGATTTAAAACCACTTGCTAGTCCATAAAAATGTTTCATACTATCAAAGGATATTGAATAATCAAACTCTTCATATGGACCTGGATAATACCTATTAAATACAGGACTAATATCTTCAATCAAATCTGTATTATCAATGTATATATATTTGTTACTATGTATTATAGTTCTTAACATATTTTCTACAATATAGCATTGTTTTGAAGGATGATGATAATATCTCTGTTTAAAGTCAATAGGTTTATTTTGATCAAACTCTATAACACATTCTTCATGACCAGGTTCATTCTTACAATTAGATACATCATGTCGTATTTCTTGATCTCTGTGTTTTTCTCTATACGTTGTAGTTAAAAATTGTCCTGTATGTAATATTGATTCATTACTATTTGCTATATCATGTGCTTCTTTTAAACTGTTAACTACTATACATTCATCAAAAAATTCAAGTCCATCGTTTTTTGCATTAAAAAATAATTTGGTTTGGGTAAATCGAAGTAAACTTTCATTATCACAATCATGTACTATAATTGCTTTTCTACCTGTATTATCATAATTGTAGCGAAAATATTCTTTTCTATAACTAGTTCTTATTATTCTATCACTTACATTAGCATGTAATATCATATGTAACCTAGGTTGGTTTGAATCATTATAAACCATATGCGTATTACTAATGTCTAACATAAACACAGATCCGTCTTTAAATGGGACAATACCACGTTCTATAAATTTAAATATACAATTTTTAGGTTGTTTTATTGCTACGTTTATCTCACGCAATCCTTTCTTATCTCTGTCATGATGTGGTAAAATATATCCTCCAGGTTCTATTAACATAAACCTAATTCTACCGGTGAATTCATTAATTATAAAATTTTCTTTAATCCAATTAACAGTAATAGGACATTGTTTTGCAACTTCTGTCCAACTATGCTTTCCATTACCTTCTTCTGTAATGTGAGAATCAATACCGTGTAAGGTTAAACTTTTCCAGCCTTTGTTTTTTGCTCCTGCTACTACATCATCAGCACGATGCTCGACAGGTGAAATATTAAGATTTATAAACTCTTTATAAATTTCTGTGTATGGTACATCTATACGTAATCTTAACCAAGGTATGCCTAATTCTGTTTTAATTTCCTGAGCACTTGGAATTTTTTTAAATTTTTTAAGTGAATCGATAATCATAATAAAATAAAGGGGCAAACAATGTCTGCCCCTTGTATTTAACTTACTTTACTGATTCTGTCTTGAGCGAATAGTTGCTAAAATATCCTCTGCTTTAGAACCGCCACTACTCTTTGGAGCTTCGGAGACACTCTCTTCTTGTTTTACTTCCTTTTCCTCAGATGCGGTAGTGGATGCTTCTGGAGCGGTGGAAGTTGTCGTTCCGTTATCTGGCTTAAACATACCAGCGGGACGGAAATACTGACCATAAAGATCAGGATCATACTGATTACCATCAACTGATGCTTCAAACATGTCTTTGATAACATTTATCGCTGTCTCTTCAGGTTTCTTTGGAAGGAAATCAGCCAAGTTCCAAAGTCCATGTTCAGTAATAGCATTCATTTCTTCTTTGTCTAACGCTCGTTCACGGCGTGACCAAGATGATGTTGAATAATCAGAATAACCGCCTTTTGTTGTCTTTGTCAAACGAAAATCCAAACCCTGCATATAGTCAGTTGGAAGTTCCTCTAACTCAGGATCCATTAATGCTGACTTTAAGATTTGGAAAATCTGTGGACCGATAATAAATCGGCGAATGGGATTTTCTGGAACTGTGTCCTCTGCAAGGGGACTATCCAAAACAAATCCTTGGAAAACATAAGAACGCTTTTTCCAATATTTCCGACCCATGTCCTCAAGGGATGCGTCTTTAAACCAAGTACGAACCTCAGTTAATATTGGACAAGTTTCTCCCCACATTTCCATACAAGGAACTTGTACAAAGCAGTTTTTAGAATCAGTATCGCCTTTTACGCCTGTAAAAGGAAGCCTGATCATAAGCCTTTCTGCCCAAAAGAACGGATTGCTCGCGTCTGCATCGGGTAGAAATCGCATTACTGCTGTGGATTGTTCTGGGATATTCCAGAATGGGTAAATGGCGTTATCGCCACTAAAACTAGAACCGCTACTTTTATTGTCTTGTGCCTGTAGCCGCGCACGAATATCTGCTAATGATGCCATAATAATATGCCTCTTGTCTGTTATTTGCCTAAAAAGTGCCTAATCATATAATACACATTAATATACATTATATGATATTGTATTTAGTTTGTCAATAAAAATGTGGGTGTTTTTTGGTGATTTTTGAAGATTTTATCTTAACCACGAAGTTGTCTAAATCTACTTACTTTATCTAGTGATTCATTTGACCGCTTATCTCGGAGTTTTTGTTTTCGATAACCTTTTAATACAACCAATCTATCTTCAAGCAACTTTCTCATAGCAGCTGTAATACCTGGTGTTCGCATATCAGCGTTTACTCTGGCTATTTCTTTATCAATATCAGCAAGAGTCATTTTACCATAATCATAACCAAAATTATTTCTCGGAGTATCAGTAATTATATCACCACCTTCTCGATCAGTTCTACCTTGTGGTTCTTGTGCGGCACCTGCGGCACCTGCTAGACCTAAAGCACCAAGTATCGCTGTAACCCATACTGGTGCCGTCCAAATAGCAAGTGCAGTAATGCCGGCGGCGACAACCCATATGCCATACTTCACAATTAGAGCCTGCCAATCTTTGTCAGACTGAGGATTAGGATTTTGGGCTATCATAGCATTTAATTTCTGTATACGTTCATCAATCCTTTCTTGAAGATATGGGTTCGGGTTTTCTGAATCAGGACCATATGGTGTTGTTTGTACAAATATACCATCTTCTCCGATAGTATACGAATCTCTAATTAGATTTTCACTGTTCGGTAAACCATTTTCAGCTATCGTTTTATCATAAGCCTTCATAAAGTTATCTTTAGTATCACCTGGTGTTGGAGGATCAATTTTAAGTTCTTCTCTAACCTTAAATATATTATTATAACGTTCTATTTGCTGTTCTATAAAAGCTTCTGTTTCTATACCAGATGCTATAGCCTGTTCGGCTAGTTTTGTGGCAAGGTCTCTTGGTATACCTTGTTGCATTAGTGCTTTTATTGCGTCAGCTCTGCGTCGATTCTCAAGTGGAGCAATTGGTTCATCAACTGGTATTGGGCCACCTTCTGGGTCAGTTCTACCACCTACTGGTTCATCATCATCTGCATCAGAATCTGGAACGTCAGCCATGCTTATTGGTAAATTATCTAATTCTGAATCATCTGCATCAGAATGTGGTTGCCCTTGTTTAAAGTTATCAATTGCTTTCTGAATTTCCAGTTCTATTAATCGATTTCGTTGTTCAACAGTTAAATCATCTATCTGCATAAGAGCATCAGCAATTGCCGCGGCAACTCTATCTGCCTCTTGTCTTGCAAGTTGCTCATCCATATGATCTTGCAGTTGTAAAAGAGCATCTCCTCTCGCTTTATCCACCCATTCCATATGTTCTGCTTTTGCATCTAATGGATCTGGCAGTACTTGTATAGGTTTTGCCTGATCGGGTGCATCACCTGTACCTGCCATACCAGTTGTATCACTTGGTATTACTTGTTGTATAGGTTTCTCTTTATCAGGTGCGTCACCTTTACCTGCCATACCAGTTGTATCACTTGGTATTAC